GGTATTCTTTTTATAGTGTGACCATATTCACCCCAGATTGTCTCAAGGACTTTTAGAGCGAACTGTTCTTGTAATTTCTTCTCTTTCTCAATATCCGTTGACAGCCTGTACTGCTCACGATGTTGTTCATTCCATCCAAGCGTGTCAGCAAAGACCTTGAACGCTGGTTCGGTGAAATAGGAACAGACACTCACATGACGACCAAACCTTGTATCGTCAGCCACTATAATCTCCCAACAGTATTTGTCAGACACACGTTGATACTCAGCAGCGTCGCCAAGTGAGCCTTCCCCAAGTTTCGGGAGGACGTGTATCTGACGAGTATGTCCGGGAGTGAATACTTCCTGAAGTTTTAACAGGTAGTTTCCCGATGACTTCATAGGCACATCAAACTGTTCAATCGCCTTTTGAATGTTTCTCCATGTCCCGTAGGACAGACCGTTCATATTCACCATCATAATCAATTTTCCTTTCTATTAATCGAGTTCGTTTACAACTAAATCCTCAGGGTCGAATAAGGACGGATATTCATCCATACCCTGTTTGACATCAAACGTGAAGTCCAACTCATACGTCTCATCGATGACACAGAACTGCTGAGCGATTTCACTCCACCTGATGACATTCTTCGGCAACCACGCTACTCCCAACTCTTTATTCATCACTCGCCAAGCCTTATCCGTACAGTGAGTGACGGCAGCAGTACGCATGCGTCCTTCATGTAGGAATCGCACAAGACCGCTCCTGAACGTGTACCTGCGCATATAAGGTCTTTCGGGTGGAAGTTGTGGGGTGATAGGAGCCTCTTTTGGCGTCTCTACGACCGTTTCAGTAGGAAGGTCTGATAAGTGTCCGCGAAGGGATACATTACCTCCCTCAAGAAACTCTATTGAGTCGTAGATTACTTGTTTGACAGTGCCGTCACTGAACGTAACGGTCACTGGCTTATTATTCTGATTGATTTCCATATCGGGATTATTTTGAAATGTACATACTATTCAGCGGAGACTCTATCATGCGATACAGTACGAGAACCCCTGTCTCAACGCATTTAATCATGATGTCCCGTACGAAACGAGGCTGACCGTCGACAGGGTTCAATTCATCTTTCTGAATTTCGTAGTGCCACTCACTTCCCACGAACCATTCACCTCTTTCAGTGAGGCGGTTGATAGTATCCATTTGCCACAGTGCCTTTTCCTTAGAAGTGATTGAGAACGCTATGTCAGCAATTCCCCACTGACCGTTTATGCACTGACTTGTAATGATGTTGAAAACTCGTTTATGTCCCATAACCAAATGATTTAAATTGTTTGACGGAACAAATATAGTGGCATTATTTGACATTCCAAAGAGTTTCCCGATAAATTCGTCAAAATTTTTCCAAACAGGCTACTGGTGTCGGCTTATACGGGTGATTTTATTCTTCCGACGCTCGTACCGTTCATTCTCGATAAACGGCTTTCCTTCGAGTTGAGCCTCAACCTTTGCTTTCCAGTAATCCCTTTCAGCCGTGATACGGTTAATCAACCGTATCATCAGCATGGCTTTATTCACTTTCATAGGACTTCAATGATTTGTTCGATGTGAAACTTTCTGGCTTTACCCTCTTCCAAATCCTTCCCGGATAGGTACTGACCTCGTCTTTCGTCTATCTTTATCACACGATAGGCTCTCTTAGGAAGTACCATCCTTCCGACAACGTGTTTATCAGGCATACCAAACTCTTCGAAGCGTACTCTAACAGTATCCCCGACCTTTACCCTGTCACGCATTTCCTCGAAACTCTTGAAGTCGAACACAGGGGTTCCGGCTCCTGAATGGTTTAGGAACTTCGTCAACTCGTCACGGAGGTTTCTCACTTCATCATGTGACATCACCTGAAAGAACGTTGCTGTCGTTCCGTCGGTGATTCCTATCTTTACGGTTCGCCCATACTTGTCAGGCTCTTCCGTCTGGATGATTGGTTTCAATGTCTTCATCTTTATCTTCATTTATAAACTGTTTCATAAACGGGCAATCGTCTCCACAGGGGTAAACCATACCATCACCTCCTGGGTCTTGCCACGTAGGTAAAGCACGCAAATCGGCTGTGCAACACGTTCTACCATCTCCGAGGAGAGTAGTATTGAAATGCTCACAGGTTCTTCTGTGCGCTTCTATTTGTTCTTTTGTTTTCATGGCTCCTAAATTTTCTTCTTGAGTTTCAGCCGTGTAATAGCATCCTTGCGGGAGTAAGCCATAATCGTATGACCTTTCACAGTGAACTCCCTCAACTCACGAACAACGGGTTTCGGCTTCCGTTGATTATCATTACGTCGAACCCCTGTATTGCGTCGAGGAGTTCTGAATGGGTCATTTGATTGTGCTGCCGCAATCATCAGAGCGGTCGCCAGCAACATTCCTTTCATTCTTGTCATAATCGTCTTTGATTTTTATATAGTTTCTACATCTATAATATCGTATCTTGTCTCGACAGTAACCGTCATAAGCACAGGTTTCACAGAGAGCCACCTTTCCTTCACGGTTCTTACCATATAGGGAAGTATCCTCTTCGTTCATGACTTCACTTGCCTGAGATAAATACCTTCTCCCTGCGGGAGTTTTCCATGCTCTCTGATATAGTTGTCTCGATGCTTTATGCAAAGGTCGCTGCGACAAGCGCAGACCGACCCCTCGAAGCAACACGGGTAACAGGTTGGGTTCTTCTGACCCAAGCGTATTTCATACCCATCCTCTTTGGTAATTAGTTTGCCCATGATATATTGGATTAATTATTCACGATGTCTATATTCGAAATAACGTAGTGCTCCCAGTATCAGAAGCACTACGAATGTCAGGATTTCCTTCATGACTGAGCCTTATTTAGTTCCCAGAGCCTTGTTAGCACGCTCGATTTTACGCTTGAGGGAAGCGATACGGTGGCGGATAGCCTTGGCGTCTTCCTTTGACAGTTTAGCGAACTCCTCAGCATTAGCAACCAAAGCCTCTTTCTCAGCAAGTTCCTCAGAGTATTTAGTCAGACGTTCGTTAGCGTCACCGATACGAGGAGCAGACTTCTTTTCGCCCTCTACAGAGGCTTTCTTTTCAGCTTTCGGAGCCTTGTCAGCCTTTGCCTTCTTATTGGCTTTAGAGGCTTCTTTGAGCTCCTCTTCGCTCTTTACAGGCTGAGCTGGCTTGATGAGTTCCTTGGTATTCTTTTCGATTTCAGCCTGACGACGACGTTCTTCACGTTCTTTCTTTTCTTCTTCACGGTGACGAGCCTCAATAGCAGCGTCGCGGAGGTCAGTATAAAGGATGTAGAAGCGGTGATAAGCGTCGAACAGTTCTTTCTTGCTGTTGGCTTCGGTGTATTCTACCGGAGCGAACTTACTGTTCAGTCCCTTGATAGCAGCACAGATTTCATTGATGGCAGCGACCATGTTAGGTTTGCTGATGTACTTGATAGCTTTCTTTTCATTCAACATATCTTCGTTGATTACGAAAGAAGTTACATTCTCAGAAGCGGTGTTAATTACATTTGTTTTCATGACTAATTGTTTTAAAGATTTGACTTATTATTGATTTTGATGTTACAAATGTAGTGGTTTCAATTGAATCAGCAAAGAGTTTATCCGGAAATTCTTCAAAAATTTTCAAGATTTTTCTGAAATCGTCTCTACACTCCATTTGAACCGCTCCGGATAAAACTGGGCATTGTATCTCACTTCCTGGAACGGGTGCTTGTCAGCGAGTATCTTCAGCGTCTCCTCAAGGAACTTCTTCGGGATACCTATATGAGTATCATCGATAGGAGTAACCACACGTTTCGGGAGCCACCTGTTAAAGAAGAACTCCTTCCCCTCACCGCATACAGGGTGTTCAGGATGTTCGACTACCCAAAACGTCACACAGTATTGAACAGCCTTATCGGTCTCACCGACCTTCCTTACAGTCAGGGTTCTCATAGCTTAATCTTTTGAGTAATATGAAGTTCCCCACTATATCCTCTTGCTTTGAGTCCCTCTATGAGTTGTCGGGGAGTAAACTTTGCCAACTCAGGATTCGAATAAACAGGGTGCATCTTCAGGGGACGATGCACTGACTGTTCGTTCTTTTGATTTTTCATTCTCTGTTTACGCTGTTCATTTCTGCACGCTCTACAGGTAGAGTCATGCCCATCCGCATACTGGGGATGCTTGTGAAATTCATTGATAGGCTTAATTGCGTGACACGCTTTACATTCTTTTATTTCCATATTATCTTAATTTTAATTAATTATCCCCATATCACATAGTTCAGGAAACGAACCACACCGTCCCACCACTCAAAGAATATCTTCATTCCCCACAGGAACATGAAGACGAACACGGCTATCCAAAACCGCTGCCACCATACCCTGTACTTCTTTACTAACTTCTTTCTTCCGAAGCGTCCCCAGAAGAACTCAAATACTGTCCAAATTATTCTTTCCATTATATTGCCTCCTTTAATTCGTTCATGATGTTTACTCTTTCCCACGCTCTCGCACGCTTGTTAGCGAGACGGTCAGTGCGTCTTTTTGCTTTTAGTGAAGGACGTGAGCCGTATGTCTCCCGAGGGAACTTGTCATGACCAGGACAGCACCCTGAATCCTTTCGTTTGATACCTTGCTTTCTCATGATGATTATAGTGTTATATTGTTTTCAACGGCTGCAACAGCCAGTATCCATGATTGCTTTTCGCTAATGAACGCAACTTTCTTCCCGTAGGGGTTCATCGTCTTGTCGACTGTTTCAGCTATCTTAGCAGCGAAGCCGTCTATCTTCTGTATCTGGCTGATGAACTTTCCGAGGTTTTCGAAAGCGATGTCGAAATAGGAGTTGTTATTCCAACGGTCTGTATCCGCTAAACTCTTAATCTCATTGGCTATTGACTGAGCCTGTTTGTATTCTGATGAACCTTTCTGTAACATGATTTTGTCCTCCTTGATTTAATTTGACGCTACAAAGTTAATGGATTCATTTGATATATCAATGAAAATCCCCGGAAAACTCCGGGGAATCCTCAAGATTTATTTCTTTAACTGTTTGAGATGAGCTATGTAACGAGCGTGAAGACATTGTATGTTATAACCACCAGCCAAGATACAGCTCGTTTTAAAGAGATAACGACTGGTGGCTGTAATTACTACCCACTCGCCTACATAGTTGCCCTGCTGACCGTGAAAAGAGATGAGGTCGAACGATTGTATCTCATCCTTTATAGGAGCGAGTTTCTTTTCAACCTGTCCTTTGAGTTTAGCTGTGGCAGCAGCGATGATGAACTTCACCTCTGACTCACGCTTTGCCTCGAACTCCTCACGTGTCTTGCAGTAGAAGAACAGGTTCAGGATTCCTGACTTCTGAAGTTCCTCGTTCCTTTTGATTGACGGGTGGTTACGATAGGATGTCGATTTGGTTCTGTCCCATACTATCTCATCCTCATGAGTGTACCCGCACAGGCTGTAATACTGACGACGAAGAGCCGTGTTCTCAACTGTCTGTAATGACTTCGGGCATCTTTCCTCATTGTCCTGGAGACGTTTACGAGCGTCGGCTTTCTTTGCTTCATCAGGTAGTTCACCCATACAGTTAGGAGTCGTGCCCTCAGCTATCATCGTGTAAAGACGCTTGATACTTTCGTAGTCTCTGACTCTCAACTCATGATTGTGAATGTACCATGCTGATGACTTGTACAGGCTCTGGGCTTCCTGATATCTTTCCCAACCTTGTTCCCAGAACTTTTCGATAGAGGCTCTCAGTTCGTCCAATGTTACCTGAGCCGTTGCTAATACTTCTTTCTGAATGTCTTGTACTGTTTTCATGACTTTTGATGTTATTGATTTGACTGATACAAATATAGTCATTCCTGATGAATCAGCAATGAAACATCAGGAACTTTCTTGAAGATTTCTTCGATTTTATCAAAAGTTATAGGAAATCGACATAAGCACACGACCTGTTTCCTTTTCACCCCTTACTTCGAGGCTGAACGGGTTGACTGAACAACGGAGTTCGTTTACAGGGTTCTGAAGAGCAGCCATAACCTCTTCACTAATCTTCTTTGCCTTACTGTCGAGGCGTTCTTCATTCTTGCCAGAGCCACGTGAGGTGTAACCACGAAACTCGATGAACCGAAACTTCCCGTCAGAGTTGAGTGTCAGGCTCAGACTACCACGATTAGAGGCTTTCTCTTTGTCAGGACGGTTCATTGTGAACTCACCAATTGTCAGGTGTAACTTTGCCAAGACAGGTTCGAGGTCGTTGATGATTTGTTGAGCGACAGCACCGTTGGCTTGAAGTTCGTCACGCATACGATTGAGGTTTGCTATCTCTTTTTCGATTTGAGCATTGTACTGTTCGAAGTTACTGTTAAAATCTTGAGCCGTTTTCATATCTTTTAAGTTTTTAATTTGACATTTGATTTACTTTGATGATACAAAGGTAGTGGATTCTGATGAGTCCGCAAAGAGTTTCTCCAACTTTCTTCAGATTTTTCCTCAGATTTAACTTTTCGAAACAGTCATTTCACCCATAACTCGCTGTGGGGTGACCATGTTAGGGTGATGACAACTCCCCATGACGGACGCTGTTACTTCTGTACCGAATTTCCCGGAGTAGATGCAACCAAATGTCCGGGTCTTGGTGGAGAGGTTTTTAGGGTGATTTACAGGCTGTTTTCGACGCCAGCGTGTCAGTCTCGT